AACGAGTGATGCATCTCCTTCCTATGATCTTAGACCATCTAACCTAAAAGCATGTTTAAGCACCCGGGTGTATTATCACTTAGCAGGCGCAACCATGAACATTGTAACAACTTTTACTAAAATGCGCGTACTTAGGAGACCGCGTCATGACTTATAAAGAGAAAAACACTGATCCGGACAGTACATATGTGGAAATTGGTTAATAGGGATGTCTGAAACATCGAGAATAAATGGAGTAGATATGGCTAATATTAAAACTATCGCCGGAGTTATTTCCTCCGTGGACTACGACGACTGGTACGAGGAGTACTCCGTAGACTTCACCACGCAGAGTTCTGCTGCGATCGCCCACAACGAGACGTTTAGTCTTGGAACGCGGAATGCTGACGGGGCTACCGCGACATGGACCGCTGAGGAGGACGACACGGGAGATACCGACGACGCTATCGGTACGCTCGAGTGGGTCGCCGGCTCTGGGCTCAAGGTCACCCCAGCAACTGGCACCAACACCTGGAATGAGGGCTTAGACTCTCCCTGTCTCACGGTAGCCCTGACGGACTGCATCCCAGACCTAACGAGCAGGGATGTCATCTGCGTTCAAGCCTTCACCGACGAGCCCGTTACCCCTGCCGCACAGTATGACGGATACGCGGTTGTTCTGTACCAACCCGGCGCCGACCTCAAAGCGGTGAGCAAATGGCTTAACTATCGGACTTACTACAGCTCGGTCAATACAAGGGCTTGGCAGGTAAGCGGGAATCCAACCCAGCAATCCGTTACGACGTATTCTGGCGCTTTGTCGGAGAGCAAGCCCAGGAGTATGGAGCTTGTCTTGTATTTCACTGGAGGAAATGCGATCTGTGCCCATTCAACATCGACAGACACCAGCGCTGTTCCGCTGGTGGACATCAATTCTCAGCGGTGCTGGGTGCAGGCTGGGGCCGTGACGGTGAATACATACGGGCAATCCACAGAGCCCGCCTGGGGGCTTAAGCCGTCTGAACTCAGGCTCGCCCTCGCAGCCTTCAAGGTGTCCTCCGGGACTGCCTTCTACAACTACTTCTCATCCGTCAGGATCCTTCGCCTTGGTGGGCAGAATGGTGGAGCCGGTTAGCTTCAAAAGATCCTAAATCACAACTATTAGTCATTTCCCACTCTTACGAACTATTTATTTCTGATAAGTCATCAGATCTGGAGTTAATTTTATGTCTTCACTATTAGAAGAAGCAATCGTAGATGCCAAAGCCCTCAAAGAGGCCGCCCTTAAGAATGCTGAGAATACTGTGCTAGAGAGATATTCTGGCGAGGTAAAGAGAGCACTCGACAGCCTATTAGAGCAAGACCTCGGCGGGGCCGACGATACTGTCGACCCGGATCTCGTAGAGTTCCTCGATGACGTTCCCATGGCTTATGAAAATGAAGAGCTTGAGGCCGTCGCTCCCGAAGAGATCATAGAAATCGATTTTGATGCACTCAAACAGCGTCTTGAAGAAGAAGACGAAGCTGTCGGTGGAGATGATCTAATAGATGCCACAGCCATGGCAGACGAGATTGCTCTGGAAGAGGGCTCTGGTTACTTGGATATTGACTCTCCCGCTGAAGCCGGACTAGAAGATGAGCCAGTAACACAGGCAGCTGTCAAACAAGACTCCGACGAGGACGAAGATCTTAAAACTCGATCCGCGCCATCATCGATGTCCTTGGAAGAAGATGAAGACATCAACATTACAGAAGAGATGCTTGCTGATCTTATCGAAGAGTTGGTTGTAGATATGACCCCGCGCCCGCAGGGCTGGGCATCTGTTAACTCCGCTGACAACAGCGTCGAGCAAGCCAACAACGATGCCATGGCCGCCGCTAGCGCCGCCCACCTCGACGAAGACGAAGAGGGTGACGAAAGTATGGGAACCGTTGATGTGGTGCCCGACACAGATTTATTTGAGACAAAGATCTCAAAACTTACAGAATCCAATCAAGAGCTTCGTGCTCTTGTTAAGGAAGCCAAGGATCAGCTTACTAAGTTGAACTTGGCAAACGCCAAGCTTGTTTATCAAAACAAGGCATTAAACAGCGCCTCCTTGAATGAGCGACAAAAAACACAAATTGTCGAAGCTGTTCAATCTGCCAATTCTGTTGAAGAAGCAAGTATGATTTTTGAAACTGTTCAAAACGCAGTGGGATCCTCGACTAATCGTCGTACTCGTCCACAGACACTTCGTGAAGCAGTACAGAGACCTACTTCGCTCCTACTCAACTCTAAGAAAAACAACGAGGCAACAATCGATCCAAATATGGGTCGTATGCTGCGTTTAGCAGGTTTGAATAAATGACATTCAACAACATATATAGGAGGTTATAAAATGTCTATTGTACAGAAATTAACCGAAGGTATCGTCAACCGCGACCTCTCTACAGAAGGTGCTGCTCTCATTAACAAGTGGGAAAACACAGGTCTTCTAGAGGGTATCGGCGACGACTCCGCTCGGAATAGTATGGCACGATTGCTTGAGAATCAGGCAAAAGAGCTACTACGTGAGTCTTCATCCATGAGTGGTGGAGACGTTGAGGGCTTTGCGGCTGTCGCATTCCCTCTCGTTCGCCGTGTATTCGGCAACTTGATTGCTAACGATCTCGTTAGCGTTCAGCCGATGAGCTTGCCCTCGGGCCTCATCTTCTTCCTCGACTTCACTGTTTCCAGTGAGATCGGCGGCGGCGCCGAAGGCAGTGCGCCTGATCCCCGTCTAGGATACCCCGTAGATACATCGCTGTATGGTGGTGGGGTTGTGGGTTCACAGATCACCGGCGGTGTTCAGCTCTCCGGAGTTAACGCCGAGCGTGGTCCTTACGCCCTCAACAACGGTTACTCGTCTCCGACGGGTTCCCTCGTTATGGACGATATTACTGTCCGCGTCTCCGGTACCGTAGGTGCCAATGGTGTGCCAGTATGGCCCGCAGGTGGCTCGAACGACTCGGATTACGAGTTGCCCGGCATCCTACAGTTTGATCCGGATATTGCTTCCGGCTCAGCTTTCGCTATCGGTTCGCTCCCCGAGTCGGACCTAGTAGGGGCGCAGTTCAACACAGATGACTTTGTTGCGCTCCGCCTTCAGCTTGCCAACAATGCTGACTTGACAACGGGTATCTTCGTGCGTCGTCTCACCCGTCAGGATCCAGTGACAGCAGGACAAGTTCTGCTCACGCTGATCACTGATGGTAATGACACTGAGACCACCCTAGGCGACTTCCTCGGCGGCGCTGACCTCACTGCGTCCTTCCCCATCACTGACAACTTCAGTGGCACGGGTGGTGCAATTGGTTCTGTCCTCGCTCAGCCCCTCTGGGGACTCGAAGGCAGTGATGACATTCCCGAGATCGACATCAAGGTTGATTCCGTGGCTGTCACAGCTATCACCAAGAAGCTCAAGGCTAAGTGGACTCCGGAATTGGGACAAGATCTCAATGCCTACCACAACCTTGATGCTGAGGTTGAGTTGACCCAGATCCTCTCTGAGCAGATTGCTCTTGAGATCGATCGCGAGATCCTTGAGGACCTCGTCCGTGGTGCAACCGCTGGTGTTCGTTACTGGTCCCGCTCCCCAGGTGATTTCCTGAACCGCGAGACTGGTGAAGCAATTGGTGCCAATGGTGCCCCTGACTTCACCGGTAACGTGTCTGAGTGGTACGAGACCCTCATTGAGACAATCAATGATGTCTCCGCTCAGATCCACCGCAAGACTCTCCGTGGTGCTGCTAACTTCGTCGTCTGCGGACCCGAAGTTGCCAACGTCCTTGAGTTCACTGCTGGCTTCCGTGCTAACGTGACCGCTGATAGCGATCGCGGCGACGCGGGTGCTGTTAAGGTTGGTTCGCTTTCGAAGAAGTTCGACATTCTTGTCGATCCTTACTTCCCTCGCGAGTTGATTCTTGTCGGCCGCCGTGGTAGTTCCTTCCTTGAGAGTGGTTACGTGTATGCACCTTATGTGCCGCTGCAGACTACACCGACGATCTTCGGCGTCGAGGACTTTGTGCCTCGTAAGGGTGTCATGACCCGTTACGCCAAGAAAATGGTGCGTCCTGACATGTATGGTCTAGTTGTTGTTAAAAGCCTAGTCTAGCATAAACCGACGTAAGGTCAAAATAGTGAAAGCCCCGCCTCTTTTGAGGCGGGGCTTTCTATTTAGTAGTGTATAAATAGAGGAACTCCACATGGCAATCCCCAATCTTCAGCCAGCATCAACGTCTAATGCCAACATTCTGGCTGCCACCGGCAGCATTTCAAAAGTTGCCGCAACACTTCCATTTGGAATGTATGCGGAGTCGAACGCGTTTCTTTCGGGTGCAGCAGATCAAGTTGCATACACTTACAAGAAGCTAGGCGGAGATATCTTGGATATCGAACTGGCAGAAGGTAATGTATACGCGGCATACGAAGAATCAGTTCTGGAATATTCCTATCTGATTAATCTACATCAAAGCAAAAACTCTCTGTCTACCTTTTTGGGTGCCGCAACAGCTTCATTTGATCAGAACGGACAAATTGTAGAGGGTGATGCCCTCTCGGGGTCCAATGTTGCCCTAAACTATCCGCGATTTGATTACGGATACGTCCGACGCATCTCAGAAGGCCTGGCGACAGAAACTGGTATGGGCGGCCTAGTTCCCATCTACTCAGCGTCTGTGGACCGCGTGAGCCAACAACAAGATTATGATCTGCAAACTATTTTATCAGCATCATCTGCGACCGACACCGCGGTCCCATATTACGGAAAGATAAAAGACAAGAGGCTTATTATTCGTAAAGTGTTCTTTAGGACTCCCCGTGCAATGTGGAGATTTTATGGTTATTATGGCGGCTTCTCGGTTGTGGGCAATATGAGAACGTATGGACAATACGCCGATGACTCAACGTTTGAGATAGTGCCGGCCTGGCAGAACAAGCTTCAGGCCATGGCATATGAAGATGCCCTGTGGACCCGGATATCCCACTACTCCTATGAGATCAAAGACAATATGTTGCGTATATATCCTCAACCGGATGCCACCAGTCCCGAAAAGTTCTGGGTTCAATTCACAATTGATAAAGAATATCAGCCTTGGGAGGAGACCGGTCGAGGTAATCAGGGTACGGACGGTATCAACAATATGAACACCCTCCCGTTCCAAAATATTCCATTTGAGAACATTAACTCAATCGGAAAGCAATGGATTCGTCGATTTGCTCTCGCTCTCGCAAAAGAGATGTTGGGACAAGTTAGAGGAAAGTTTTCAACGGTCCCGATCCCAGGTGAGAGCGTCACACTAAATGCGTCTGATCTATTGTCGCAGGCCCGCACCGAGCAAGACAACCTGAGAAACGAGCTGAAGACTCTCTTGGATGAGATGACATACGAGAAGTTGACAGTACAGGATTCATCAATGCAAGACGCAACCGAGAAGATCCTTAAGAACGTGCCAACTGGTATTTACGTAGGATAATTAAATGTCGAGAAGCAAAAGAACAGAAAAAGAGATAAAAAATAAAGAAAAGAATAAGTTTGATTATGTGGGAGATAAGAATGTTGCTTCCCATTTAGGAGAGATAGAGTTCGCCCCTTCAAATCTTGAAACAATTGATGGAGCAATGCTTCGCTTCATTGATGAAGATCTTAACTTATCGGTGACATCCAATAAAGGATTCACAAAGGTTCCTGTTTTATGGGTCACCGCAGAACGCGCCTATCAAATAAAGCAAAACAAGGACATAAGAGATTCTGAAGAGACGCTTATCCTGCCGTTAATAACGATCAATCGGTCCTCGGTTGTAAAAGAGCCAAACTTCCGCGGCACCGTTTATGCCAACATGTATCCAGAACCCGATGCAAAGGGTGGGGTTATCACCATCGCGCGCCAAATAAACCAAAAGAAGACGGCCGAATTTGAAAATGCTGCCGCATCTCGCGGCCGCGGCATTAATGGAGATGTAGCGACCAAATCCAAAAATACAAACAAAAGAAACATGTCCGCATCCAAGACAGTTTACGAAACAATAACGATACCTCTCCCGGTTTGGGTTAAGGTATCGTATGAGATTTCTTTGCGTACTGAATACCAACAGCAGCTCAACTCGCTTATAAGCCCATTCTTTACGATCTCCGGAAACTCCCGGATGCCCAAGAGAATCGAGAACGAAGGTCATTTTTATGAAGTCTTTATCGACGGATCATTTGCAGACGCTTCTAACAAAGCGGCCCTAGGAATGAAGCAGAGAAACTATGAAACCACAGTTAAAATCGATGTTTTGGGGTATCTGGTAGGCGAGGGCGAAAACCAAGAAAAGCCTAAAATCGTACGACGCCAAAACGCGGTCGAGTTCAAGATCGGAAGAGAAAGAACTGTAATGGGAGACATCCCCAGATCAACAAAAGATGGATTTTACAGAGAATAATTCTATTCAGCCTATTAAGTACTATTTACTTTGAACATTTTCGCAATGTAGGAGACCATAACTAATGTCAGTTAAAAAGTTTAAATTTGTATCCCCCGGAGTTTTCGTCAACGAGATCGACAACTCTCAGATTCCTGCTTCCCCGGCAGGCATCGGCCCGGTCGTCATTGGACGCGCCGAAAAGGGACCTTCCCTTCGCCCAATCACAGTGAACTCGTTTGAAGAGTTTGTTAACGTATTCGGTACCCCCGCTGCTGGCGGCGCAGGTGACGATGTGTGGCGCGAGGGTACGGACAAATCCGCTACCACTTATGGAGCGTACGCCGCGCAGGCATACCTCAAAAACAGCTCCCCTCTAACCTACATTCGCCTCCTCGGAACACAGACCACTGCTGACGGTGGCCCTGCAGCAGGATCCGCTGGAGAAGCCGGCTGGACCATGGACAACGCATATGGCTTATTCGTTTTTGAAGACTCGGTAGCTAGCGCCGCGGGAGCCCCCATCCAGTTGACAGGTGCTTTGGCTGCCATCATTTATGGCGCCTCGGGTACTACAATCGAACTGTCTGGTAACCTGATTGCTTCTGGCTCCGGTGCGCTCGGCAAGGGCGCAGCCGTAATTTCTCCGGTCGCTAACACCGGCAGCATTATGGTCGCTACCGATACAGGTACTTCCTATGAGTTCAAGATGCTTATCAAGAACGGCTCCGACGAGACAACATCAACAATCAACTTTACTGAGAACAGCTCTCGCTACATCCGCAAGGTCCTCAACACAAACCCACAGATGACTAACTCCGATGTCGTCGCGAGTGGTGGCACGACAGAGAATTACTTCTTGGGCGAGACATTTGATCGTCACCTTAAGGCAAACATCACTAAGGAAGGCTCCGCGCTCAGCCGGACGTTCGGCGCTGTTGTAAAATTACAGCACAACACCGACACCTCCGGTTCTAATTTCGCAGGATCAGGTGCAGACGCATCGTCAGCACAGACGCCCACGATCATCTCCAATCGTACGTCTCCTTCGGCTGCCCCGGTTGGCTTGCTTGCTATTCACGCCCTCGACAACCCGGGCGACTGGTCTAACCGCAACATCAAGGTTTCAATCCAGGACATCCAGCCCTCCGCTACCGGCGAGTCCGGCTACGGATCCTTCAGTGTCGTCGTCCGCTCCTTAAGCGACTCCGATAACACAGTCCGCGTCGTCGAGCAGTTCAACTCCTGTGATCTTAACCCTGATTCGCTCAACTACGTTGCGCGCAAGATTGGTAACCAGTACATATCTTGGGACGAAGACGAGCGTCGCTACGTCCAGAAGGGCGACTGGCAAAACAACTCCAAGTTTATCCGCGTGGAGATGGATTCCGATGTAGATGCAGGCCTCGCCAAGCCAAGCCTACTTCCTTATGGTTTCCGCGGTATGGTCAAGTATGACGATGAGGAGCTTGACTCGGACACAGGTGCTAGCACAACCGGCAACTGGGTTTCTGGTTCCAATGGCGGCGGACTTCCGGACCTCGCCAGTGGCGCCTTTGTTACAGGTTCTGTTTTCGCCATCACCGCGTCTGCAGCCACGAACCACGACCTTGCAGTCAAGATCCTATACCCGGCACCCGAATTGCGCGTCAGCGCTTCTGCCGGTAACCTAAGCAACCGCACGGATGCTTACTTCGGCTTCCAGACCGCGGTGGACGCTGGTTCCACCCGCTTCGCCAAGTCAACAATCGACCTTCTTCGCCCCCGCGGCGGAATCGTCGGCTCTATGCACGGTGTTGCCACAGGACGCGAGCGATCCGTTGAGTTTACACTTGATGACGTCTCTGGCTCAGCTGGTGTATGGGTCAGTGGCTCACACGCAACCAACTCTCTTACATTCGTCAACAGTGTCACGGGTGTCCTAGACGCAGGCTACGACCGCTTCACGGTCCCGATGTACGGCGGATTTGACGGAGTGAACATTACAGAAATGGATCCGTTCAACAACCGAATCCTCGACGGCATCTCTGCTATCGACGACAAGAAGAGCTACTCGTTCAACTCAATCCGCAGAGCGATGGATTCAGTTGCCGACCCGGAAGTGGTTGAGATGAACCTGGCAACAATGCCGGGTCTCCGCCATGAGGGTTTGACAACGAACCTCATCAACATTTGTGAAGACCGCGCCGACGCACTAGCCATCATCGACGTCGCTCAGGGCTACTTGCCCCGCGAGCAGTCAAACGAGTCAGCAGCCGACCGTCGCAAGAACACATCTAGCGAGATCCTGCAGACTGTTAACGCTATGCGAGACAGAGGCCTCAACTCCTCTTACGGCTGCACATTCTACCCGTGGCTCCGCGCACGTGACACCCTAAGTGGTGCCAACATCTGGATCCCGCCGTCTGTCGCAGCACTCGGTACCTTCTCTAGCTCCCAGCGCAAGACGCAGGTTTGGTTCGCACCAGCCGGCTTCAACCGCGGTGGACTGACAGAAGGCTCCGCTGGTATCCCGGTCGTCGACGTAGCCCACCAGCTGCGCCGCAAGGACCGTGATGACCTCTACGGTGCCAACGTTAACCCGATTGCCAAGTTCCCCGCAGAGGGAATTGTGATCTTCGGTCAGAAGACGCTGCAGGTTACGCCTTCGGCCCTCGACCGCATTAACGTGCGTCGCTTGATGATCTTCGTGAAGAAGCGCATCTCGCGGATGGCAGCAGGCATCTTGTTCGATCCAAACATTCAGGTTACTTGGGATCGATTTACTGCAACAGTCAATCCATTCTTGCAGTCTGTTAAGTCCAACTTCGGTCTCTCTGACTTCAAGGTGGTGCTTGACAATACTACGACAACTCCCGATCTGGTCGATCGCAATATCATGTACGCCCAGATCTTCTTGAAGCCCACACGCGCTATCGAATACATCGCGATTGACTTCAACATTACAAGAACGGGAGCCGCATTCGTAGATTAAAAAATAAAGCGGGGGGTTTATCCCCCTCGCACTATTTAAATTAGATCTAACAGGAGATTAAAGAACATGGCATTTTGGAACGACGCAAAATCAGAACCGCGCAGAGCACATAGATTTTTATTGAATCTTCCCCTTTTGGGCGCTAACGCACCTAGCGGTGAAGCTTATAAACAGTATTTAGCCAAAACGGTTACAAAGCCCGCCTACTCAATCGGCGAGACCGAACACAAGTTCTTGGGAAACACATATTGGTATCCCGGAGCACTTACGTGGGACCCGGTGACTGTCCAACTTATTAACGCCGTCGACCCCGATGGCAACACGCTTCTTTATGAGGCTCTGTACCAGTCTGGGTACCTCGACCCGACTCAACAGAGCGACATCTTCGGCGGGAACACCGGCAAAGGCGGGGAATCCACGGTCGGCCCGGGTACTCCCAACAAACTTGATGCTCTTGATGCTCTTGGCGATGTGAGGATCCGCGAACTAGGCGGGTCAGGGGAACTTATTGGTACTTGGGAACTGAAAAATCCTTGGATCACAAACGTTAAGTTTGGCGACCTGGACTATTCAACAGAAGATTTACTTAATATTGATATAACTTTCAGGTATGATTGGGCATGGTATGGTTCCGGTGCAAACGACCCCGGTCCGGTCAAAGTCAAAACGACGAAAGAGGAAGAGGACTAGTAGTCCAAAGAAGTTTAAACTCACAGCCCAAAGAAGCTTCCTAAAAAGAGAAAGAGAAGGTGACATTTGTCAAAAAGAAGAAATAACTCGGAGAGAACGGGTGCCCCCCAACCGGACGCATCCGCTCCTCCACCCCCCATTGTAGAAAACAACACAGCAGACATATTTTCATTCATAAACCCAACAGAGTTTGTGGACCTCCCCAGCAAGGGAGAGCTATACCCAGAGAATCATCCACTTCACGGGGTTAATTCCCTAGAAATCCGACACATGACAGCAAAAGAGGAAGATATTCTTACCTCAGAGGCTTTAATTAAAAAAGGCATTGCTCTCGATCGTTTGTTAGACTCTCTAATTGTTAATAAAAAGATAAAAGCATCAAACCTATTGGTTGGCGACAAGAATGCCGTGTTGCTTGTGGCAAGAATCACAGGTTTCGGCCCGGAGTATTCAGTTACTGTCGGATGTCCCGCTTGCAGCACTTCACAGGAGTGCTCAGTCGACTTAAGTGAGATCGAACCCAAGGCAGAGACGGATGTACCCGAGAATGTTGTAACTTTAGACAACGGCAACTATCAGATTGTCCTTTCAAAGTATAATGATCTTGAAGTTGAGGTTCGCCTGTTAAGTGGCCAAGACGAACACCGTATTATGAAGCTGCGTGAGAAGCGAAAGAAGCTTAAGCTTCCGGATGCCAACATCACCGATCAATTAGAAGCGGTTATCGTCCGTGTCAACGAAGTTACAGACGCATCGATGCTTAAGAAGTTTATCGAGCAGTGCCCGACTCTAATTACTAGAGAAATCCGAGCAACATATGAGAATTTGGTCCCCGATATCGACCTATCCTTTGAGTTTTCTTGTGATAACTGTGATCATCTGGAGAAGGTGGGTATGCCGTTGACGGCACAGTTTTTTTGGCCTAAGTAGCGAGTACCAAGAAGTAGTCTACGAAGAACTGTTTATTCTAAAACACCACGGCGGCTGGTCAATATTCGAAGCATATAATCTTCCGACACAATTAAGAAGATGGTTCGTTAAAAGATTAATCAAAGAATTCGAAGACGAGAAGAAAGCGTCGGATGATGCTATGAGAAAAGCAAAATCCAAGAGATAATGATAAGGGCCGCTCAGTTTTGAGCGGCTTTTGTTATATATAACTATTTATTGTTGAGGTACACTCCAGATGGAAAAAGTAGTAATTGATTTAAACGACAAAAGTATAAACGAATTTCGAAACCCCAGTTCTGCATTCGCACAGGGAGTTAGAGGCATGTTGATTGACTTATATCAAGCCGGCTTTGACTTTCCCGTGTCTATCAAGGGGACACAAAAACAAATAGAATCCTTTTTCGCCGCGCTCAAGGGCGAAAAGCGATATATGGATTCATATATGAAACATGGACTGGCAGACCACACCACGATGACGAACAAGAGCAACCTCGACAGGTCCATCCGGGCTTTCGAGTCTGAGACAGGCTTACGCTGGCCGTTTAAAAACTAAAGGGCTTCCTAAATGACCGACGCCGCTGATCAGGCAGCCATATTACAGAAGATTCTTGATGAACTCAAGGGTATGGCCGCAGCGTCTGGCGAAGGCGGCGGTGGTTCATCTCCGCTTGGCGGCGGCGGCACCCAGCGTAGTGGAGAGGGAGAGAAGGATTTCATCGCCCGCCAGCAAGCAGCCGCGGCCGACGACGTCGCGCGACTCGAGGCGAAGCTAGCACTCATCGGAAAACTCGAAGCGGCTGAAGCGCGCCAACTCAAACAACAAAGAGAATTCATCGCCCAGACGTTCGAGTCTACAGCCGAGATGAACGAATGGGCCCGGGCAACAAAAGAACTAAACACTCAGTTCGACCTCGGCGAAACTAAGGGTAAGTCAATGGTGGCTGCTCTTCTCCCAGTCAACGGCATCTTGGGATCGATGAGCAAACTGATCCCAAGTACTGCAGAGGGACTCAAAGGACTTGGCAGCGGAATCAAGGAGATGTTCACGAGCGGCGCCATGGCTGCCGGCATAGTAGAGAAGCTTTTGACGATCGCTGTAGCAACAGCCGACGCCAATGCCGCCATGGTTAAGGCCACAGGAACGGCGACAGACTATACTGCGGGCATTGCCCAGACACGTAACGAACTGCGCGAATATGGCGTCGACGCGGTGAAAGCCGGCGCAGCAAACGCGGCCCTATATCAAGGGATGTCGAGTTTTACCACGCTGAACAAATCCACCGCCGATTCTCTCCGCGGACAAGCTGCACTGTTGCAGGAACTTAATGTTCCACTCGAATCCACTGCCAAGATGTGGGATCAAGCGACAAAATCATTAGGATTTAATGAAACTCAACTTGGTGAATTAAACCAAACCCTGCAAGACACAGCCCAAAGTCTTGGCAAATCGACCACAGTAGTCTTTCAGGAATTCTCATCAGTAGCAAAACAGCTAGCCTTCCACGGCGAGGACGTCGTCGGTGTTTTCCAGGATCTCCAGAAGCAATCCAAGGCAACTGGACTCGAAGTTAGCCAGCTAGTTAGCATCGCCGGCAAAGCATTCGATACTTTCGAGGGTGCAGCAGGAAAGGTTGGGCGCCTAAACGCTATTTTGGGTGGACCGTACCTAAACTCCATCGATATGTTGAATGCCTCTGAATCAGAACGTTTGGAAATGTTAACTGAGTCGATGGATGCCAGTGGACAGTTATTCTCAGATATGGGCAAGTATGAGCAGTTGGCAATTGCCGATGCACTCGGTGTTGGTGTTGATGAAGCCCGAAGAATGTTTGGTAACCTATCCGCAGCCGAAGAACTGGAAATCAAGCGCCAAGAAGAAATTAAAGAAACTGCCATGCGGTCACAAAAGCAAATAGATAAGCTAAAAAACGCCTTTAACTCTATGTTTGTGGCACTAGAGCCAGTCATAAAAGCAATTACTTGGTTTGTTGACCTCCTGGTCAAAATAATGACAAACCCCTTCGGCAAGTGGCTCATCATTATTGTTGGCGGGCTTCTCTTGCTAACGGTCATTGCCTACAAAGCCGCCGCCGGGATCGTCGCGGTACAGGCCACGCTGGGGGCCCTCGGCGGAGCTGCCAAGAAGTCCGGCGACGACGCGGGCGAAGCCGGAAAGGGGATTGGTAGCTTCCTGTCTAATACAGCAACAGGCGCCAGAGATCTCGGCAACGCTGTGAAGGGTACATATAAAGAAATCCTCGCTTTCGGCGCCGCAATCATGATGATCGGCGCTGGCATCGCGGTGGCTGCATATGGTCTTTCCTACCTGGTGCTAGCATTCAAAGATTTGTCCGGAGGAGAGATCGCTGGCGCCCTTGTCGCACTGGTGATCGTAGGCGCCCTGTTCGCTGGAATGCTATATATCCTTGCCACCGCTAGTCTGACTGCTGCTGGTCCACTGATCGCCCTAGGTATCGCATTCTTACTTATTGGCGGCGGCATTTTCCTTGCTGCCAAAGGCATGTCGTTGTTGGTGGCCGCATTTGGCGACCTCAAGGGTGGCCAGATCTTTGCTGCAGCTCTTTCGCTTATCTTTTTCTCGACTGCCATAGCAGCAATTGTTATCGCCGCGGTTATGTCAACTGCCGCAGCCCCGATGCTCTGGGCCATGGCAGCGGTTATTGGCGCCATCGGTGTCGCCGCCATCTTGATGGGATTTGGTATCAATCTTGCCGCGTTGGGCCTAGCCCAGCTGATACCTCTATTTAAGGATCTGGACGGCCCAAACCTGATTGCGGCAGCCATTGGGATGGGAATATTCTCAGCAGCCGTCTATTTCCTTGTAGGCGCCTCCGTCGCAGCCGCGGCGGCAGGCTGGGCCCTCGTCGCCACGGCAGTCTTAATCACTGCTCTAGGGGCTGCCGCTGTGCTCTTAGGGTTCGGTATCAATCTGGCCGCCAAGGGCCTGGCGATTTTAGTAGAACAGTTGTTCAAGATCCCAGCAGATCAAATATTTGCTACGGCCAAGGCCTTCGGAGCATTAGGAATGAGTCTAGTGACCCTTGCCTATGGTGCGGCCGTAGGCGCTGCAGGGTTGGGAGCTCTCGCAGTAGCTCTCCTCCTCGCAGCCTATCCACTTATGATCGGCTCTACCGTGTTAGGGGTCTTTGCCGGGGCTTTGATGACCGTCGGCACTGGAATGAACCTAGTTGCTGCGGGAACAGAGAGCCTTAAGGCATCTATATTCTCTTTTGTAGCAGTACTCCCACAGGTTATTGCGTTCTCTGCTGCCCTTATGGGCATCGGCGCTGCAGCCCTCGGAATCTTGGCAACAGCAGCCGCCCTCGCTTATCTCACCCCGGCGCTGTTAGCCTTCGCTGGCGCAACAAAGGTCATCGGACTATCGAAGCTCGAAGCACTCACAGAGTTTAACAAGTCGGCCACGCTAACCATAGATACGGTGTATAAGCCAGATACCAACGCCCCCGGCCGCGAGGCAACTGAGAAGCGGATGGATGCCGCAGCAGCTGGCAAGACCGAAGACACGCCCTTCCCTTGGCCGTCTGACGAACGACTCTCAAAGGCCGCGCAAGCCAAGGACTCTACAATTTCAAAACCAGTTGTAAACTTTAACAAGCATTCTGTTCTGGTTAAGATCGGCGAGCGCGAGTTGCATGATGTCGTGATGGAAGTCCTCAAGGGCGCCGAGTTCAAGAAAGAAATTGGCCTGCGTTAATTTATAAAATTCTTATCGCAACTCTATTTATTACATTGAGGTACCACCATGCAAGCAGCTAGCTATGATCCAGGATTAATTGAGAATACATTCTTTACGATTTATATTACTCATTTGGCCACCAAACAAACGATTGATTTTCGCGGTTGGGTAACAGAGTTTTCGGACCAGTTCACCTCTACTTGGAATACAGAAACTGTCTATGGTAGAATGGATCCACTGGCGACGTTCCAGAATACTCAGCGTCAGATCTCCCTAGGGTTTGATGTGGTGTCCGGTGACGCTGAACAGGCGGTGCAGAATCTAGCCAGGATAAATAAGTTAATTTCTTTTTTATACCCAGTATATGAAAACTCAGGTCGCAACATTCAAAACACGCTAAAGGCCGGCCCGCTTCTGGGAATGCGCTGGACAAATTTGATATCCGACTCTACCGATGGTTCTCAATTGATAGGGTTTCTTGGCGGCGCCTCTTATAGCCCCGATATGAACCAGGGTGGGTTTATAAGTGGACAAGGTTACAAAGAGGTAACTGATGGTGAGATGCCAGCCGAGCTAGATACGGGGTCCTCTACGAAGACAAAAATGGTCGATTTTATAAAGACAGAAAAGGGCACCAAGGGATTGTATGTACCTAAAGTTGTGAGCCTTACGCTAGACTTTACGGTACTGCACAAGCATCTCACCGGTTGGTCTGAAAAGAGTGGCAAATATAGCTTTGGCAAAGACGGTGCAGTTTTCCCCAATGCCGCTCCAGCCATCATTCCGGGCACGCGAACCGACCAGACCACTATTTATGAGAAGGACGAGATCACCGGTGATCCCGGCGACCCGATCAAGCAGTCAGACCAAGGCGCCGTACTCGAAGGCACCGGAGGCAAATAACTGATGCCTACACGATACGATTACCGCACAATCTTCTATAATCGAGAGCCGCTTTATGATAATATCTTTGAAGAAAGACATGTAAAGGGCATTCGCCATTATGATACTCCCACCTTTGAGTATCCCACGGTTGCTGAAATTTCTGGTATGACAAAGAAGACACACATCTGGTCCACCGGCGATCGGTTTTATAAACTTGCAATCGAGAACTATGGTGCTGCTCAATATTGGTGGGTCATTGCCCTGTTTAATAGAAAACCAACCGAAGCACACATTCAAACAGGCGATGTCATTTATATTCCTATGCCACTCGAAAGCATCTTAAGAATCGTCGCGGCAGGGTAAGGGGATAGGGTTATGGGATACATGTGGGACATCGTGTTCGGCGACGAGGAAACCCGTCGTCGCGCTCAAAGTAAGAGAGACAAGCGCGATGACCGCAGAGAAACCGCGCGCAAGGAAGCAGAAGCCGCCGGAGAAAATCCTGACGAGGCAGTCAAGAAATCAGACAAAGCAGCCAAAAAAGCCGAGAAGACCCGGGAAAAAGAAGCTAAATTGGCAGAAGAATCCGGTGCGCTGGACCCGAAGCCAATTGATTTTCAGTGTATTCTCCTTGAGCGCCTCCACATACTAGCAGACCACCACCAAGGGATCCTTAAGAAAAACCCACCGCGGTCAAACTATGGTTCCTCGACAATCATTACTGACCCCCTCGCCGACCCTGGCACAGTTATGTCTCGCATCCATCATGGCGGCCAAACTGCCGAGGTGAAAGAGATTATGAGTCTTTGTCCTGATGTACACGGATTGCTATCTCCTTATATTAAGATCTCGCGCGTCGAGTATGATAAGAAAACCAAGAAGCCCACTGGCGTAGAGAAACCTTTACGAATTCCAAACTTTCTTTCTCCTGACGACGTAAGCAAGATTCTATCTGGCGATCTCGGCCGAGCAGCAGGCGCCGGAATCAAGAGCTTCAAGTGGGAACTAAAAGGCGTGCAGCCAGCAGAAGTTGACAATAACATCTCAGCAACGTTAGTGCTATATTTTCAATCTATTGGCGATTTCTTCGCCGGGGCATCCGACGCAGCAGGAAAGGCTCAGGCCGGCCGAGATGAACCCACCTTTCTGGATCTAATCATCAATTCCCCCGGCATCCGGAAAAAGAAAAAGAAACCCGGGAAGTCTCCTAGTAAACCAAAGTGCAATGACAAGGATGAAAAGCTACACCGTGCATACGAGGGCGACGACTATCGCATAAAAGTCTGCGCCGGCTGGGCAGTCCCGCCAAACCTAGAAAATATATATCCAGAACTCAACAAGACTGCCCCCGGAGCTAATAGGCCTCGATATGAGGTACTAGCCACCGCCATCGCAGCCACACGTGTTTCCTTGTTCCTACAAATGGTAAAGCACGATATTTCATTCAATCAAAATGGGAGCCTGACACTGACGGTGGATTACCAGGCAGCAATATCGGGCTTAGCAACATCCCCGAACGCCAATATTTTAATGGAGGGCACGCGCGGGTCAAACATTGCCGACAAGCGCGCAGAAATTAAAAAGGCCGACGAGGAGGCGAAACTAAATGGCGACGATCCCCCAGATCACGAAGAAAAACTAAAAGAGATCGACGAACTAGAACAAGCCGATAGAAAAGAGAAATACGATAAATTATTAAAAGGTGTATATGGGAGCAACAGAATTTATAGCATTGAAGTACCAATAGATCAAATCGTAGTACCAAAACTATCTAAGTTGCCATTCAACGAAAGACAAAAGATTGCGCAACAGAGACTCGAGGTGGTCCTTGAGGCTGCCGCCCCAACAAGTGTTCTTGGGGCACAGACAGATTATGTTGCAGCAGCCTCCGACGACGACACCTCCGCCTCCGAAGCCACCGAAGAAGCTCGAAAAAAGCGCCAAAATCAAGAGGCGTGGGACAAGTACGCCGCCGGCGAAGACCCGAATGTGATAACAATTTCATACATATATCTCGGAGACCTTCTAGATACAATTTTAGCCACGATGCCTGGTGGCGAACCCGGGTTCGACTTTTTGTTATCTGAGGTGGAAGTGATTAATCTGCTCGTCGCAGCCCGGAAGATGAATATCAAAAATAAGTTGGCTTGCAAGGGCTCCGGCAACGCAAGGCTATTTAAGAGGATAAACATCGGGGACATCCCAATATCGCTCGATGCATTTCAGGCCTGGTTCCTTAAAAATGTAGTGGACAAACAGAGAGATAAATATTATTTTTTAAAATTTGTTAAGGATGTGTGCTCTGGGTTGGTCACCAACGCATTGCGCTCAAAGTGTTATGGCCCGGGCTTCAATTTCTCAAATCGATTTGATGTCCAGCCTCTGTCCTTATATCAAACAAGTTTCGGGGGAACCGCAACCGTCGAAGCAATTGCAAAAGCCAAATCCCAACTCGGATGTCATGTTAATGATGCCTCCAAGTTCGGGTCTGCATTGGTCCTGGTGTCAACTGATTCTAAGGGCCGCGACCTCAAAGGAAACTTTAACGATGATATCAATAAGGGAATCTATCATCACTATATTGGTTCAGCATGCAGCTTGATCAAGACCCTGGATTTTCAAAGGGAAGACCAGCCCTACCTTCGAGAAGCAAGACTTCAAAAGGAAGGCGCACTGGGCGCAGAACAGCTGCGAGAACTATATTCAGTGAACATCAAGCTGGTGGGCAACAACCTTTATCGAAACGGCTCTCTGATTTATGTGAGTCCACTACTTATCAACACCACCAAAGAACAGCTAAGTTATTTGGGGCTTCATGGATACTATTTGGTAACGTCAGTGTCGTCAGAACTAACAGAAAACTCATTCATAACTTCAATCACCGCACTACAAGAAGGAATTGAGTTCCCCGATAGTGGTGATGGAAATACCACACCAACAGCACCAGAGAAATCTCCATCTGACAACCCGAAACGGACAGAGGCAGAGAAGGAAGCCCAGAAAGAAAAGGAAACAGGGCAGAGCACCCCTCCCACAAGCAATGAGAAAACCACGACCCCAACTGAAGAGCCCCCCAGTGAGTCAACTCCGTCCGAAGGGACCCCCAACGCTGCCCGGGGGCCCAGCGACCGCACCGCAGCGCCCAACGCTGCCCGGCGGCACAGCGACCGCATCGCTGCGGAGAGGAAGGCACGCTACGACCGCGGTGAAAACCCAATTCCGTCGCTGGGTTCGAGGGGCCGCCTGGTATACCGGGAGATGCTGGCTGCAGAGAGGTCCGGTGATCGAGCCCGGGAACAAGGTGGAAGTGCCACACTCGAAGGGTACGACTCCAACACTGGCCGTCAAGACGACCCCGAGCTTGCGCGCCAAGCCACCGAAGCGAATGAGGGGTAGTTATGGCAGCATTCACCTTTAATCCACAAGATTTCGTTAACCCAACCCCTAGAGGGAAGAACGGGCTTAGTTCATTCGCAGCATACTATCAGCGTTTGTTATATCGCGATCTTTATCCGTCTAATATCTGGAGCCCCCTTGACACTTGGTACGATAAGCAGTATTATGGGAAGGTGGACAGATTACAGAATACAGTTTTAATTGACCCCAACGCCCTTAAGGCAATAAAGTCAGCCAACACATCAAACTTGCTCGCAGCCAACTTTGTTGTCGATGCATTCGAAGAGTTTGCTGCCCATATGAGAAATGCCAAACTGGTTGGGGTGTGTGTGTCCACTGGAAATTCTCAAATGTTAGACATGAAGGCGCAACGAGCCTACGAGGATCCGAAAGCGATTTACGCAGGGTTCCTAAATACTGTATTCGGCAGCTTCGATACCAAGACACCAAGATATACCGACAAGATTGTTGACTTCCCCTCATTTGTGACAGAATTTACACGGCATCTGAAAATGATTTCTGGCTATGTCCCGATCACCCTTACAAACTATCTTTTGACTGGAGCGATTAGCGGCTTTAGTAGCGGACTGACAATATCTATCGATACTGCTCCATTTGATGACGACGAATATAAGTACGAATCGTTCGTAAAGGACCCCAACTATACTTTTTATGTGCGCTCCGCCAAAAGGTTTGGGCTGATCGTTAACAAGAACGCACCGTGGCTTCTCACGGCAGACCTGTTTTCCGAAGCTGCGATAAAACAATTCTCAGCATACGGTGCCGAAGAGTACCCCCTTGATGAATACAACTTCTTTCCAGTTTTTTATAATGCGACCTATCTTTTCGATATGCCGATTCTCAAGCAGTACATAGTTAATTCATATCAATCATATATTGAACGAAATGCGTATTATGAAAAAAGGATAGTTTCTGAGTCCTGTGGCACATCTAAAGTAAGGGAAACTCTGCGCGCGCCGCTTCCGGTCTCTAATTCCTCTGATGACCTCCTCTCCGACAAAAAAATGGTGGATCTATATTTGTCTCTTCGCTCCATAGAGGCCTCGGTCCCCGTTAAAGTAACAAAGAAGTTAAAAACGGAACTTAATTCAATATATCATGTGCGCCCTAACCCCAATTTGACCGGTGTTGAAAACGTCGCGAGGTATATCAATCTAATCTATCGGGACTATATATACTCCTTCGGATACCCGGCACTTAATATAAATATATTTAAAAACCTTGACAATCAGATCAGAACTGGTAAGATATCTACAGCTGGTTCGATTGCTCAGCAACTATATTAGGGAGACACCTTGCTTTTTCAAGCACTAGACACAAAAGCCGATTGCGTAGGCTATTACGCTAACAACACTATTAAACCGGGTCAACAGCTGCCTCTTGAAGGCGGCACCTGGGAGTACTCCCCTCATCTTCGCGGAGACCTCTATGAGATCGGACGCATCTACAGCCAAGGAGCGACGATTACAGACGTTTGCCCGGAAGATATGAGGGAGGACTGGGAAAAGATCAAGAAGACGCTTAGAGCGTGCCTCAAGGCCTTTAGAACGTCCCTCCTGTCAATGGAAGAAAACTGTTTGTACGACGCGGTACCCGAATACTTCCTTTTTCAGTACCTTGAGGCCAAAAATAAGATCACAAAGCATGTCCTGGAGACACATCCGAGGCCCGAGAACTATCAGGCCATGTATAACCTAGTAGAAATGCTCTCCAGCATCCGGTCGCAGACCGTCAGTGTCGATATCAACCCGATCAGGCATCTTTTGAGTAGCGTCCGCGGAATGAACTTTCACCGTGCGTTGCAAACCGTCAATCACGTGTGCGACTATAACCCGTGGGGCACGATCACGGGCCGCCTGTCGACAAACCCAAACAGCCTGCCGATTCTCACGATGAACAAGGAGTTCCGCGCGTGTATTAAACCAAAGAACGACTACCTCGTCGAGCTTGATTTCAATGCAGCCGAATTAAGGGTGTTGTTGGCTCTCGCAGGTGTCGAACAGCCCAAGAATGATATTCACAACTGGAATGTTAAGAACATTTTCGGGGGTCACCTGACGCGCGCCGAAGCCAAAGTAAAAACCTTTGCGTGGCTGTATTCTAATAAGGAAAACAAGGACTTAGAGACCCTTTACAACAAGAAAATAGTCCGGGATAAGTACTGGGATGGCTTAAAAATTGAGACAGATTATGGTAGAATAATAGAGAATGTAGATGAGCATCACGCTCTCAATTACATCGTTCAAAGCACCACAATCGATATGGTGCACGAGCAGGCTTACAAAGTCTATGAGCTTTTGAAGGGGAGAAAAAGCCACATCGCATTTCTTATTCACGACGCTGTGTATATCGACCTCGCAGCAGAAGATCGATATGAATTGCTGAATTTGCTTGACACGTTCAGGAAAACACGGTATGATATGTTCAAGGTTAATGTCTCAGCTGGCAAAAACCTTGGAGAAATGAAGGAACTAAAATTATGAAGAACAATGTGATAGATATCAATGCAGCCAAATATCATATGCCGTCACCGAAGCGCTATACTAATGGCATCCACGAACACGATAGCGTATCGGGGTACTTCAGGCTTGAAATTATCGGGATCTTAGAGGAGTGCGCCATAGCATTTGACTGCGACTACCAAGAACTGACCCTTGGCGATGTGTTGGAATATTTGGTGGCCCGGGAAGAGGAGCGCCACCAGTGAAGAAGATCTATCAAAAGTTAATCAGGGACCGTATCCCTGGAGTGATTGCAGACGCAGGCAAGTCCTTTGCCACAAGAAAAGCATCAGAAACAGAGCTGATGGGCTACGCTATGAAGAAGCTTCAAGAAGAAGTACAGGAATTCATTGAAGACCCCTGTGCAGAAGAGGCCGCAGACATTATGGAAATCTTTCATTTTATCTGCGACCACCTAGGGATCAGAGACAGCCAAGTGGTAGCACAAACGACCGCAAAGAGGATAACGCGTGGTGGATTTGACCAGGGTCTTATTTTAGAGTGGGTTGAAGAGAAGTGATAATAGTGGGGCTTGGAAAAGCAGGTTGCAACATCGCGAAAGTTTTTTCTAAGTTTCCGCAGTACGAAACGTACGGTATTGACACGACTAAAGATGCTGACATTACAATCAGACACAGAAAGACCCATGAAGAGTATGATGAACATTTTCCAAATCTTAAAAAGAAGCTCAAGTTTAAAGATGAGGAGGTTATCGTCGTCGTCGCCGGCGCTGGAAGCATTTCGGGCGGATCCCTGAGGCTTCTAGAACAATTAAAGAATAACAATTTGGCAGTGCTCTATATTCAGGGCGACCTGTCAATAATGAGCGAGAATCAGAAAAAGCAAGAAAAAATAGTTAGCAATGTCTTACAAGAATATGCTCGCTCTGGACTACTAGAGAGAGTTATCCTTATCAATAACAATATGCTCGAGAGAAGCATCGGAGATATGTCAATCATCAGTTATTATGAAACACTCAATCAGGCGATCGTAAACACGGTACACATGATGAATGTTTTCAAGCACACTGAGCCTGTCATAGGAAACTTCATAAGGCCATCAGAGATCAGCCGCATATGCACCGTTGGTATCGTCGACGTCGAGTCAGACGATGATGAAAAAGAAAAATGGTTTTATGACTTGACAGGAGTGCGTGATGTGGTATACTACTATGGTATCAATGAGGATGACTTGAAGAACGACGGTACGCTTCTTAGGAAGATTAATAATTTTGTGAAGTCGAAGATCTCTGAAGACGTTAGCGTTTCATACGGCGTCTTTAAGACCACATACGAACAAAAATATTGTTATTGCATTAAGCATTCATCTATGGTACAATTACAACTAGACGATCAAGAGATTAGTTGATCGTACTTTAACCCAATGAAAGGAAATTAAAATGGGTATCAATTTAGACGCAATGAGGGCAAAGCTCTCATCCCTACGCGGAGAGGGTAACTCCGATTCAAACTTTTGGCGACCGGAGGACGGGGATCAGACGATCCGCATTGTTCCGACAGCCGATGGCGACCCCTTTAAGGAGATGTGGTTCCACTACAATGTGGAGAAGGGCGGATTCCTCTGCCCCAAGCGCAACTTCGACGATGGCTGTCCGGTCTGTGAGTTCGCCTCACAGCTATGGCGCGAGGGAGTCGACAACAACGACGACCACAGCAAGAAGACCGCAAAGTCTCTGTTTGTGCGACAGCGGTTCTTCAGCCCTGTCATGGTACGTGGCGAGGAAGACAGGGGTGTACGCATCTGGGGGTACGGCAAGACTGCCTACGAGAACCTCCTGACGCTAGTGCTCAACCCGGAGTATGGTGATATCACCGACACCGAGGCTGGCACCGACCTGACTCTTACTTATGGTAAGCCTGCTGGGGCCCAGTTCCCGCAGACGAAGCTTGTCCCTCGTCGTCGATCCTCCCCGCTGTGTGAGGATATGACCCCCGACAAGTGTGCAGAGCTGCTCGATAGCATTCCGGATTTTGCCGGATTGTTTGAGCGCAAGTCTGCCAATGACGTTCAGACCATCCTCGATGGATTTATGAACGCTCAGGTTACCGATGCTGAGAGTGTCTCTTCTGAGACCACGAAGTACGGCGGGACCAAGAATGGCGAAACCGACGCTAATGCTGTCGATGCTGCATTCGCAGAGCTTGGCGCTCTCTAATATCCCCCCCACAGGGAGGCCTAGGGTTATCAGGGGCCTCAAAAAAAGAAAGGAAGAGTTATGACTACTGAAACTAATCGTCTAGAACAACTGATTACACTCCTTGAGGAAACTCGGGACGATCACGACAAGTTCTTTACTAGCGGCAATAACGCTGCAGGAACGCGTGTTCGAAAAAATATGCAGGAAGTGAAGACACTAGCACAGGAACTCCGTATCGAGGTCCAAGAGACCAAGAACTCGGGTTAAACTCTGACAGCCGCAGGGAGGCCCGGGGATACAGGGGTCTCAA